ACTGACACGCAGACGCTCGAAAAGATTCCGCAGTTTATCATGCTTGCGGAACAGATCATTGCGTCCGAAATTAAGTTCTTGGGCAACCTTCAGGTGGTTGAAAGTACCCTAGTCAAGGGCGAGAACGTCATTCCCAAGCCTGCACGTTGGCGCAAGACTGTGTCCATGAACGTCACCGTGGCTGGAAAGCGCCGCCCCATCCTTCTGCGCACATATGAGTATATCCGTGAGTACTGGCCAGACCCAGCTCAGGAGGACGCCCCTCTGTACTTCTGCGACTATGACTATGAGCACTGGCTTGTAGGTCCTACACCAGACGACGACTACTCCTACGAGGTCCTGTACTACCAAAGGGTCCAGCCCTTGGACTCCGCAAACCAGTCCAATTGGTTTACTCAGTACGCCCCACAGGCGCTGCTGTACGGGACTCTGTTGCAGGCCATGCCGTTCCTTAAGAACGACGAGCGCATGCCTATGTGGCAGCAGAATTACAGCCAAATTATTGAAGTCCTGAAGACAGAAAACGTCACCCGTGCGGCTGATCGTCAGGCTATTGTGAGGGATTCATAATGAGCTTTACCAGTCCGTTTACGGGTCAGGTGATCCAACCGACTGACGTGTCCTATAGGTCCGTCTCAATCTCTGTTAACACGACCCTGTCTTGGCCAATCAACGGCAGCGCGACCGACAACGCCGTTGCGCGCATTATGGACGTTACGGCCACCACTGCTGGCCTGTCCCTGTCCATGCCGCCTGCCAATCAGGCCTCTGTAGGCTCGGACGCTCTAATACGAAACGTCGGCGCCAACACCGTCACCATTAAAGACTACGACGGCAACTCAATTGCAAGCGTGGCCCCCAGCGCCGCACGGTACATCTACATCACCACCAACGCTACTACCGCGGGAACGTGGGGCAATATTGCCTTTGGTGTGGGCTCCTCTAACGTAGACGCCGCAGCTTTGGCTGGATACGGTTTAAAGGCCATCAGCAACACCCTGAACGCGGCTCACAACGTCACCACGTTCTCCTCCGCCTACACCGCAATTGATTCAGACCGAGCCTCTTACTACGTGTGGGACAACGGCGCAGGAACCTTGACCCTTACATCAGCCGTTACGTTAGGTAACGATTGGTTTATGATGCTTCGCAATGGCGGGACTGGCACATTGACCGTGGCCCCCTCTGGAGGAAACTTAATCAATGGCGCCGCTTCTATCTCTCTGCAGCCTTCTGATTCCTGCTTTATCTGCTGCTCTGGCGTGGCTTTCTACACCGTCGGCCTTGGACGCAGTACTCAGTTCAATTTTACGCAGCTTACCAAGGCTGTTACATCTGGCAGCTATACCCTAACCTCCGCTGAGGCCTCAAACGTCGTACAGAAGTACACAGGGACCTTGAGCGGTAACGTAACCGTCACAGTACCCCAAACCGTTCAGGTTTACTACATCACCAATCAAACCAACGGGACTGGCGCTGGGTACACCATCACCTTTACCACAGGGGGCGGGGGAGGAACTGCAACCGTTCCTGCGGGGCAGCAGGTGATCTTGCTGTGTGACTCGGTAAACTTGCTAAACGCCTCTACAGTAGCCGCTGGTGCTTTGAACGTATCCTTGGCCTCTGGCTCTGTTGGTTCGCCGTCTCTTAACTTTGCGGCCGAGCCCTCTACAGGAATTTATCGCTCCGCAACTGCTGAACTGGCAATGGCCATCCTTGGTGTTAATTTATTCACGCTATCGTCTTCTGGCTTAACCATAAGCGGCACAGGAACCTTTACGGGCGGTATCTCTGGCGGAGTGTTCTAATGACCGCGAAAGTCTTTGCACTTGACACCATGCCCGGCGTACAACGGGACGGGACCGTATTTGATAAGCAGTTTTACAACGACGGTCGGTGGGTAAGGTTTCAGCGCGGTCGCCCAAGGAAGATGGGCGGTTATCGTGTCATCTCTGATCAGTTGACAGGCCCATCAAGGGGCATTTGGGTTAACGCTCAGAACTCCTTCAACTACATCTTCAGTGGTTATAACAATGGTCTGCAGGTGCTGACTATTGACGATAACGGCATTGGAGCTGGGGTTAGCAACTTTACGCTGTCAAACTTTACTGCCTCAAACCTTAACCTTTGGCAGTTTGATGGTTTCTATGACGTTGCGGGTGCTGGGGTGCAGTCGTTGCTTGCACATCCGGGTCAAAACCTCGCGTCAATTGACAACGACTTTAATACGCCCGTCTTGATTGGCGACATTAATGGTACAAACATGTCACAGATTGGCACGTTTATGGACACCATTACCTCTACTGGCACTGCCGTGGTGACAATTGCGGCCTCAAACCTATTGATTGGAGCTGGCCAAACAGTTACGGGAACCAGCATTCCGGCTAACACTACTGTACTTTCTGTCTCTACCACCACCGTGACCCTGTCCAATGCGGTCCCCGCTGGAGTGGTTGCGGCCACCTTCAACAATAACATTACCGTATCTGGTGGGGTGGTATCGCTTCACCCTTACGTCTTTGTTTACGGCAACAACGGGCTAATTCAGAACTGCTCCGCTGGCAACGCTCAAGACTGGGTCTCAGCAGACGCTAATGCGGTCAATGTGGCCACGGGAAAGATTGTGCAGGGGTTACCTGTCAGGGGTGGCTCAAACGCGCCTTCTGGGCTGTTTTGGAGCCTCGATAGCTTGGTTCGTGTGTCCTATATCGGTGGAACTGGAACGCCACCACAGTACTGGCGCTATGACATCATTAGCTCGCAGTCTTCTATTCTCTCCAGCCAATCTGCGATTGAGTACGACGGCGTGTATTACTGGTGTGGGGTGGACCGTTTCTTAATGTACAACGGCGTTGTTAAGGAGATTCCTAACAACATGAACCAGAACTACTTCTTTGACAACCTGAACTATGCTCAGAGGCAAAAAGTTTGGGTCAGCAAAGTACCTCGTTTTGGTGAAGTTTGGTGGTTTTACCCCCGCGGTGACGCTACTGAGTGTACTGACGCTATCGTCTACAACACCCGAGAAAACACTTGGTACGACGCTGGCCAAGCCTTAGGTGCTCGCCGTTCTGCGGGTTACTTCTCGCAAGTGTTTCGCTTCCCTGTGCAGGCTAATTGGGACACATCCCCAGCCGAAACCGTCTTTACCGCGTCATTTAACACGGTGAACGGAAGCCAATTCTTGTACTTAGACACGTACAACACCCAAGTGGTTTTAGGGCTGATCATTTCTGGGTCAGGCATTCCTGCAAACACTTACGTTACAGCCATAAAGACCAGCAGCGTCAAAACACTAGGAACGATTACTGGAGGCTCTGGTTACGTTAACGGAACCTACACCAACGTCACCCTCACTGGTGGCAGCGGAAGCGGCGCAAAGGCTACTGTAACTGTTACTGGAGGTAATGTAACAGCCGTTACCGTAACATCTAGAGGCGCTGGCTACCAAGTTGGAAATGTTCTGAGCGCGTCCAATACTGAGCTGGGTGGAACTGGTGCTGGGTTCTCTGTTCCTGTTGCAACTTTGTATGCACAGGGCATTCAGATGTCTGCCGCGGCTACCGCAACTGCCACAGTACCTCTTACATTTTCTACACCAGAGAACAGAATTGAAATCCTCCAGCATGAGATTGGAACAGACGCAATCAACGGGCAGAACGTCACCGCGATTGAAAGCTACTTTGAGACCAATGATCTAGGCTTGGTTTCTGGAGGCCCGTCACAGCCTACCGCAGATGGCCAAAACAGATGGCTGCGTTTAGAGCGCGTGGAGCCTGACTTTGTTCAATCTGGTGACATGTCCTTAATAGTGACTGGTCCTCCGTTTGCTCAAGGCGCCGATAAAGAGTCCAACCCGTACGTTTTTGGACCCAATACTGGCAAGGTTGATATGCGAGAGCAGCGAAGAGAGTTGAGGCTTAAGTTTATTTCAAACACGGCTGGTGGTGATTATCAGCTTGGTAAGCTCTTATTAAGCGCCGAGGTTGGCGATGCGAGGCCATATGGCCCTTAACCCTGCACTTGTTTATGACCCTAGGTACCATACTTTTGAGTCATGGGCCAGCCTTATGTGCGAGCTGTATGCGCCGCAGCAGTTGGAGATACCTACGCCATACACCGATTGGAAGAAATGGGGAGATGGAATCAAGGCAATTGACGTATTTACAAATGAGGCCATCCCATCAACAGACAACTATGATGATTGGCAGGTATGGGCCGAGGCTTTAGTAAACGCCGTCAACCCAGCAACGTGAGGCAAATATGGCAGACTATTCAATAACCCCATATTATTCTGGCAGAGGATATTATGATATTACTGGTGCAGACGGTAACAAGTATATCTATGTTCCAAAAGAATTTGTAGAAAAAGGTTTTGTTGCTGGCGGAACTCAGTGGGTAAATGATAATTTTTTAAATCAAGATTTATTAAGCAAATCTTCCGAATTTAAACTAGATAACGCAGATGCAATAACTGGAGCGGCCAAAAGTCTTTATTCAGACCCTACTAACGGATATGTGTGGAAATACGAAGACTTGTATCCGTATACAAATGACTTTAGTTTCGGTGGTTATGGAATTTCTTCTGAATCCCCAGCCATTCAAGGTCTTGGCTCCGCAAATGGAAGGCCAGTTTACGTAACGTCGGCGGCCCCGGGCCAAGACCAAACAGTTTATAGAGGCGGTGGTAATTTTGACCATACAAGAGTAGAACGAACTGGCGGCGGCGGTTTGTTTGGTGGATTTTTAGGTCAGGTTTTTAACCCTATATTGTCTGGAATTTCTGGAATAGTGGGTGGGGTATCAGGTGCGGTGGCGGGTTTAGGCCAAGGCGTATCAGATGCTATCCACGGGGTTGGAACTACCATAGCTAAAGACAAGTTGCTATCTACTGCGGCAGTTATGTATTTGTCGCAATTTATGCCGACACCTGCGGCTGTTGCGCTTGTATCTGCAAATGCTGGTGCATCTCCGGAAAATATTGCTAAGAACATGGTTTTGGCTGGCGTGGCAGAAAATGTTGCCAAATACGTAGCCCCTGAAGTGGCCCAAATGACGGGGAGTGGAAACGCTGGCGCCGTTGCTGGACAGGCCGCTGGTTCTGCCACAACTGCTGCGCTTACTGGCAGGGACC